TTGCTTCTGGCTTAACCGGTGGTGTTTCACTTACTGGCGAGTCTGGCGAAGACAGCTTCTATAACCTCAACCAAGGGTATGCATCCCCGACTTCTTCAGCGACCATTGCGGGCAATGTAGGAGGAGCGGTAGGCACACCTACTTTGATTGCATCTGGCACCGTTGGTGCCGCGGCAGATGGCGGATCTCATCCGCTTACTCAGGCTAATCAAGATACTCTTGACAAGCTTTGCCGTTGGGATGCTGACCTCCAAGGTGAAGCAGTCGTAGTAGTTGAATACACGGGATCCTCGCAGTTTGATGAACTCAATGTTGCGAACCTGATTTCAATTGCGCCAACTGCGTCACTCGGAACTGGTCGGATGGTTCGTCGTTTGACTGAGATCTCTTCCGGTTCTGTCGGATCTGATCCAAGCAACGCCATCTTCAAGATCAAGGCAGTCTACCTTCAAACTACGACTGCAACTGCTAATAATATTGGTGTTGCGGCAGGTATCCTGCACGAGGTCACTGGCTCTCCGTTCGCGCTCACATTTGCGCAAGCAGATGACTGGACAACTGGCGGCGCTACTGGCGCTGTTGTTGGTACCACTGCTTGGGGTCTTGAGAACGAGGCTGGCATCCCTGAGATCGACATCAAGGTCGATTCTGTGGCTGTCACCGCGGTAACCAAGAAGCTCAAAGCTAAGTGGTCACCAGAACTGGGACAAGACCTCAATGCATACCATAACTTGGATGCAGAGGTTGAGTTGACAAGCATTCTCTCTGAGCAAATTGCTCTTGAGATTGATCGTGAGATTCTTGAGGATCTCATTAAGCAGTCAACTGCCGGAACCTACTACTGGTCACGGTCACCTGGCTTGTTCGTTAACCGCACAACTGGTGCAGAAGTTGGAGCCGGCGCAGCCGCCCCTGACTTTACCGGTACTGTTAGCGAATGGTATGAGACTCTTGTTGAGACAGTCAACGATGTGTCAGCACAAATCCATCGCAAGACTCTGCGTGGTGGCGCTAACTTCCTCGTCTGCGGACCTGAAGTTGCCAACATCCTTGAGTTTACCTCTGGATTCCGTGCTAGCATTACTGCTGACTCAGACAAGGGCACTGTCGGTGCTGTTAAATCCGGTTCACTCTCTAAGAAGTTCGATGTTTACGTCGATCCTTATTTCCCACGGAATGTTCTTCTCGTTGGTCGTAAGGGTGGTAGCTTCCTTGAGAGCGGATATGTATACGCTCCGTATGTGCCATTACAAGTCACACCTACCATCTTTGGTGTTGAGGACTTCGTGCCCCGCAAGGGCGTGATGACTCGGTACGCCAAGAAAATGGTTCGTCCCGACATGTATGGTCTGGTTATTGTTCGCGGTCTTCTCGGTGAGACTGGCGCTAGCTAATAGCTAACTAAAGCGTAAATAAACGCAGCCCTGCCTTCTTCGGAAGGTGGGGCTTTTTTATTGGTGAGTTAAAGTGCTAATAGACTATTTAATGAGAACAGGAGGAGTTTATAATGAACCCAAGAAAAAGAAAGTTGTTAAAAATTAAAGCAAGAGAGGCTGCAACCGTGATCGAGGAGACGGCACCTGCCAAGGCAGCACCTGCCAAAGCACCGCCAGTTAAGAAGGCACCTACCAAAAAGAAGACAGCTACCAAATCGAAAGGTTTTGGAAGCAAAAAGAAAGAATAGCCAACTACTTACTACTGAATAGAAGTAAGGAGAATGAATGAATGGCAGTAACCACCTTAACGCCGGCAAGCACCACTAGTGCTATTGTATTGCCGTCAAGTGGCTCGGAGGTCGAAGTTGCCTTATCGTGCCCGATAGGCGTATATACTGGGTCTTATGATTTTCTATCTGGAGCAGCCGCACAGGTTCCCTATACCTACAGAAAACTAGGGGGAGATATATTAGACATTGAATTGTCTTCATCCAATGTGTATGCCAACTACGAAGAAGCATGCTTGGAATATTCGTATATCATAAACACTCATCAGGCAAAGAATGTTCTATCTGATTTTCTCGGAGCATCAACGGGAACATTCGCCCACACGGGAGAATTCAATGATGGGGGATCCAGCGGCTCTGCTGCCAACCTTAAATTTCCAAGGTTTGAAATTAATTATACAAAAAGAGTCGCAGATGTCATGTCAACCGAGGCGAATATCGGCGGGAACAAGCATGAATATTCTGCTTCGTTCCAAATGGTCTCAGGGCAACAAGATTATGATTTACAAAATCTAATATCTGCTTCTGCGGCTCCGGGCGGAACGGATCCTGCATCGGGAGAAACTCCAGACTTCACAGAGCTAATAGGCAACAAGAAGATAACAATTCGAAGAGTCTGGTATAAAACCACTCGTGCGATATGGAGATTTTATGGATATTATGGCGGAGTCAGCGTTGTAGGCAACTTTCAGACTTATGGTCAATTTGCCGACGATTCTACTTTTGAAATAATCCCTACTTGGCAAAACAAGATGCAAGCCATGGCTTACGAGGATAATATATACACAAGAACTTCGCACTACAGTTACGAAATTCATAATAATAATCTTAGAATATATCCAATTCCCGACACAACAGGCGCCCCAACGTATTTCTGGGTTTCTTTTAATATCCAGAAAGATCCATGGGAAGACTATTCTGACAGAACAGATAAGATGGATGGCGTCAACAACCTGAACACCATGCCGTTTGATAATATTCCTTATGCAAACATCAACTCAATCGGAAAGCAGTGGATCCGCCGCTTTGCGCTAGCACTCAGTAAAGAGACTTTAGGGCAGATCAGGAGTAAGTTTTCTACTATACCAATACCTGGCGAAACGATTACTTTGAATGGCGCAGCATTGATCACGGAAGGCAAAGAAGAACAGAACAAACTTAGAGACGAACTCAAGGCAACGCTTGATGAGTTGACATATAGTAAACTTTCGGAGGTAGATGCAGCAGTCATCGAGAATGTTGGAAAGATACAGTCTAACGCTCCGATGAAGATTTTTGTGGGGTAATATAAATGGCAGAAGATAAATGGTCACAACCCAGTCAGCCTCCCCCTCCGATGTTTGCTGGGAAGAAAGAAAAAGACTTAGTTAAGCAGGTTAATGATGAGCTTATTGAGCGAGTTATTGGTCAGACCGTAGTATATTATCCGATGGATATTGAGAGAACCAACTATCATTCCCTATATGGCGAGGCGATTGTAAAAAACTTCTTGCCACCAGTTCGTGTTTATGCATTGGTTGAATTTGATGGAATTAAAACAGAATTCACTACCGGCGTTGGTTTAGACAAAACGGCGTCAATCACGATTCACTTTCACAAGAGAAGAATAACAGAAGATCAAGATTTATATGTTAGAGAGGGAGATTTCGTTTTATACGGCGATATATACTATGAGATAGTAACATTGTCTGAGCCAACTAGATTGTTTGGTCAAATTGATGAGAGAATGGAAATATCAGCAAAATGTATAAGAGCAAGAGAGGGCTTATTCGATGCCAGTTAGAAATAAGGAAGCCGATTCAAAAACACAGACAAAAGAAATTTCATTTATGCCGTCTAATTTAGAGACGATAGATCGTGCATTTTTTAATTGGCTTCATGATGATTTAAATATATTCTCTACAACAAACAAGGGATGGGGAAAGGTGCCGATTATTTGGGTATCTTCCGAGAGGGCATATCAAATAAAGAAAGATAAAAATCTCAGAGATTCTTCCGGAGTATTGAACCTTCCAGTTATTACGCTAGAGAGAACATCGGTTGAGAAAAGCGCTGCCAAGCACGGTGTCGTAACGGCAAACATTCCTCCTACTAATGATTATAGGGGAGGATCTATTAAGGTTGCCAGAAGAATCCAGCAAGAAAAAACATCTCTTTTCGCTGCAAATGAAAATTTCCGTTCGAGCGGAAACATAAATTCTCCCAATGTTAGCAGCAACGGGAACCAACTGTGGTATCCGAAAAAGAATAGAGCAATTGTTTATGAAACAATAACTTCGCCCTTGCCAACTTATGTTAATGTGTCTTATTCTTTGCTGATCAAAGTAGAATATCAGCAGCAATTAAATGAAATTTTAACGCCATTTCTGACCAGAACCGGTCAGATTAATAACTTCTTTATCAGCCATGACGGTCATCGATTTGAGGGGTTCTTGCCAAGTGACTTTTCCGCTGGAAATAACTTAACAGATCTTGGTGAAGAAGAAAGAAAATATGAGACTAAAATTGATGTTAGAATATTGGGTCATTTGGTGGGAGAAGACAAGAATCAAGAGCGACCAAAGGTTGTGATTAGAGAGAATGCAGTCAAGGTAAGATTCCCAAGAGAACGCGTAGCGCTCGATGACGAGCACCCCAGTGATCATGAGGGTCAATTTTATCGAGAGTAAAAAGGAACTTCACCGTTTGATATACTAATTATTACACGAAAGCCCTCGTATTTGAGTGAATAAATCCATGAGTAAGGAGAATACTGAATATGTCAGTTAAGAATTTTAAATTTGTTTCCCCCGGTGTCTTTGTCAACGAGATTGATAACTCGTTCATTCCAAAGTCGCCATCACAAATCGGCCCAGTTGTCGTCGGAAGAACCGCCCGCGGCCCTGCAATGCGCCCTGTGACTATTTCATCTTTCTCCGATTATATCCGAGTTTTCGGAAATCCGATTCCTGGCGGAAACGGTGGAGATGTCTGGCGTGATGGGAACAATGTTGGACCAACTTATGCTGCATATGCTGCACAAGCTTATTTGGCATCAAATGTTACTCCACTGACGATGATGAGGCTGCTCGGAACGGAGCATGCCGATGCAAACACCGCTGGAAAAGCCGGCTGGTCAACTGAACAATCTGCTGATACCGATCCCGCAACAGACGGCGGCGCATATGGCTTATTCCTTTTCCCATCCGGCACGATGACTAGCGCCACAACCGGAACACTTGCCGCTGTTTGGTATATGAACAGCGCCAGCATTGCACTTTCCGGCACCTTGAGGGATCCAGCCGGCGCCGGCATGACTGGCGAGAGCGCCTTAACAGGCAACGCAATTCTTATGCCATCCGCCGGCACAGATCACGAATTCTCAGCGAGAATAGTGACCGCCGGCGATGCCACTCTTATCAAAAACACCGCGTTTAACTTCAATAGAACGTCTGACAAGTTTATCCGAAAAGTGTTTAACACCAATCCCCAGCTTGTTAATAGTTCGCACACACAAACAAGCAACTTAGAAAATTACTGGCTCGGAGAGACATACGAGCAATCTGTCGATAGGCTCATGAGCGATTCCACTGCCGCCGGAAAGGTCTTTGGCGTCATGTTGGCAATGAGCGACGGAACTTACGGCTATGAAGATCAGAAAGCCGGCATGCAAGACGGTCACACAGGCTGGTTTATTGCACAGGATACAAGCACAAATAAAGCAGCATATATCGCTGAAGGTCAGCAAAAGCTTTTCCGCTTCATTGGCTTGAACTATGGCGAAGAACTTCAGAAGAATTTCAAAATATCAATTCAAGACATTAAAAAGCCAACCAATCCAGATGTAAGCCCATATGGAACCTTCTCTGTTGTGTTGCGATCACTCCGCGACACCGATCAGGCTGTTCGAATTATTGAACGATATGACAACTTAAGCTTGAATCCCAACTCTGCAAACTATATTGCAAGAAGGATCGGCGATGAAAAAATCATATGGTCTGATGCCGAAGCACGATATCGTGTCTATGGTAATCACAGAAACCAATCCAAGTATATCCGTGTCGAGATGAATGAGGATGTCGATGAAGGATCAACAGATGCATCATATCTGCCATTTGGCGTCTTCGGGCCACCACGACCCAAGACTTTCACGCTTATGGCGCCAACAACAGGTACCGCCGGCACAGGTCTTGCAAACGGCGATAGCGCGCCATGGGCAGAGGGCGCAATCTATACGGATGGCACCGCCGCAACAAACCTCTTTGTTGAAGGAGAAGGCAACATTGTGTTTGACAGCGCTGCAACCAATGGCAGCACAGGCTCTGCTGGTCTCGTTCGTGGGCACGATACTGGCTTATACACTCTAGCATGGGCAACTGGCGCCTTTGTCTACCCCGGATCCGGAACTTACGGTACCGCGCTCGCCAGCGCTATGGTAGCATACACTGCCAGCATCGAGTTCCCTCGACTGCAACTTCGGCTTTCTGCTTCCGATGGAGGATTCAGCGATCCAACAAACGCGTACTTCGGCCCGATAACAACTCGCGGCGCTACATCTGCATTGTTTGATGAAAGCGTAACAGATCACCTTAAGAGTCTTTCTCCGGAGAAACTAACCAACACCGTTATTCCAACTTCCGGTTACACCGTTGCGCAATATGTATTTTCATTGGATGAACTTATCGCCGGCGGATCTGCAACTGTATATTACGAATCAGGTTCCCGCGCTGCCGGCGACTCAGCCACTAGCGCTTCATGGGGAGCAATCCTTGATTTGGGATATGATCGCTTTACGACATGTTTCCATGCTGGTCG